TTTAGTCGGGACGGCAGGACATCAAATAAAAACTGCTAGAAGATCTTTAAACATTCTTTTTCAAGAATGGGGAAATAGAGGAATACATTTTTGGGAAGTTGGAAATACAAATATTAATTTAGTTGTAGGTGCCACTACCAATGTAAACGCAACTGATGAAGGTGCTGGTACTTATACTTTTTACAGAAATGCAGTAGACAGCGCAGCAGCAGCTGCCGCGTCACCACAAGCTACAACAGTTCCAACAGCAAACATTTATGGTATCTCAGATATTTTAAATGTATCTTATAGACAAAATTACAATACTACATCTCAATCAGACACAGGTTTAACTAAAGTTGCAAGAGATGCCTATGCTGCAACAGCAAACAAAGCATCTAATGGAACTCCTTCACAATATTGGGTACAAAGATTTATAGATAAAGTTACATTAACTATTTATCCTTTACCAAACTCAACTGCTGCATCAAACTATTTAAGTGTTTACTTTGTAAAAAGAATTCAAGATGCAGGAGCATATACTAACGCAGGTGATGCACCTTATAGATTTGTACCATGTATGGTTTCAGGACTATCTTATTATTTATCTATGAAGTTTGCACCACAAAGAACACAGGAGATGAAGTTGTTGTACGAGGATGAGTTAGCAAGAGCATTATCAGAAGATGGTTCTCCAGCTAGCACATACATTACTCCGAAGACATACTATCCAAATATATAATGGCTAGATTCGCAAAAGGTAGTAGAGCATTAGCGATCTCTGATAGATCAGGTGCAGCTTTTCCATATAGAGAAATGGTACAAGAGTGGACAGGTGCGTGGGTACATATTTCTGAATTTGAACCTAAGCAACCACAATTAAAACCACATCCAGTAGGAGCTGATCCACAAGGATTATTACATGCAAGACCAGCAAGAGTGGAATTTGCAGTACAAGATATTTTACCAAACAATCCATTTACAACAACAGCAGCATCACAAACTTTAAGTGTAGCTTTTCCAGATAATGGTTTAAATGCAGGGACATCTTACGTAAGATTTAGTGCTTTAAAACAACCAGTAGGTGGAGTTGCAATTACAACTTTAGAATTATCAACAACGTTAAATGGAAACTTAACTGATTCTGCTACATCAATTGTTTTAACTGATGGATCAGAATTTCCAACAGCAGGATATATTGTTATAGAAAAAGTAAATAGTGAAACAGGAAAATATGAAAATGAAACAATTAACTATACGGGGAGAACTACACACACGTTAACAGGATGTACACGTGGAACAGCTGCTCCATATAGAGGAGTAACTTTAGCCAATACTACAGCCGGTTCTCATTTATCTGGTGCAAAAGTATATGGATCTTATTTAGCAACAGCTATTGGAACTACAGTAATTGTAGGTCCTAAAATATCTCAAACAGAAACACATTATAATTCATTGACTGTGCCTTTAGTATCTAATGCTACAAGCGCAGCAACAGGGGGCGGTTTTCAGTGTACAATTGGACCCGTAAATGATAGAGGTTAATTATGTCAGGAATTAGTTACAATACATTAGTTACACAAATAAGAAATTACACAGAAGTAGACTCTAACGTTTTTACAACAGATGTCTTAGAAAGTTTTATTTTAAATGCGCAACAAAGAATTATGATGGATTTACCTATGGATTCAGACAGATTCGTGGAGCAAGGTACAATGGCAACAGACGTAAATACTATTAGAGTTCCAGCAGGAGCTTTATTTATTAGAGGTGTAGAAGTATTTAATGCTACAAATTCCACAGAACAAGGTACATGGTTAGAACGAAGAGATCAAACTTTTCTAACTGAGTTTGTAGGAAGACTAACAGGACCAGAAGGTTCAACTACATCAGGAGCAGATGTTACTGGAAAACCTAAATATTATTCAATGTTTGGAGGAGCAACAGGATTATCGGATACTACTTCAGGATCTATCTATTTAGCACCTACACCAGACGCTAATTATATATTTAGAATATATTATAATAAAATGCCTGATACGTTGGAAAGCAGTAATCAGACGAATTATATTAGTTTGAATTTCCCTCAAGGTCTGTTATATGCATGTTTAGCAGAGGCATATGGATTTTTAAAAGGTCCAACTGATATGTTGACATTATACGAACAGAAGTATAAAACTGAACTACAAAAGTTTGCAGCGATGCAAATTGGAAGAAGAAGACGAGACGACTACACGGATGGAACAATAAGAATACCAATCGAGTCACCGCCTCAGTAATTAGGAGAAAAATATTATGGCAATAACATCGGCAATATGTAACAGTTTTAAAACAGAAATTTTAAAAGCAGTACATAATTTTACAGCGTCGTCTGGAAACACTTTTAACTTAGCTTTATACACAAGTTCAGCAACTTTAAACAAATCAACAACAGCTTACAGTACATCAAACGAAATATCTAACACATCAGGATCTGCGTATTCTGCAAAAGGAAAAGCACTTACAAGTGTAACTCCTGTTTTATCTACAGATACAGCAGTTTGTGACTTTGCAGATATTTCTTGGACATCAGCTTCTTTTACAGCTAACGGTTGTTTAATTTTTAATGACTCAGCATCAGGCGATCCAGCAGTTTGTGCAATCGCATTTGGTTCAGACAAAACTGTAACAAGCGGAACTTTCACAGTTCAGTTTCCAACAGCTGACGCTTCGGACGCAATCATTCGTATAGCATAAGGAGTAAATCCTTATGGCTAATACTTGGAACGAATCAGGCACAACCTGGGGCACTAATCGTTGGGGAACCACTGATGAATTTGTATTAGGTTGGGGTGCTCAATCTTGGGGTGATTCTGAATGGGGAGAACTTAACGACGTTACTCTTACACTTACTGGAATTTCTTCTACTTCATCAATAGGTTCACCTACAATTACTACAGAAATAAATACAGGTTGGGGACAAGACGGTTGGGGTGTTGAAAACTGGGGCGAATCAGGTTTAGTCGTAGCACTCACTGGTGTTGAAGCAACTACAGGTATTGGAGAAGATGTAAGTTGGGGCAAACAAACTTGGGGATCCGCAACAACTGGTTGGGGTGGCGAATATTATTTAGAAGTTGCCGATGTAATGGGTCTAACAGGATTAAGTTCTACATCATCAGTTGGAAGTCCTACAGCAATATCTGATCTTACATTAACTCCAACAGGTCAAAGTGCAACGTCATCAGTTGGAGCTTTAGATCCTTCGGATCAAGTAATGGGCTTAACAGGATTAAGTGCTACATCATCTGTAGGTGCAATTACACCAGCAGATGTTATGGGATTAAGTGGTTTATCTACTACCATATCTGCAGGTGCATTAGAAATTTCTACAAACCCAGTTGTAGATTTAACTGGTGTTTCTATGACTTCTGCAACAGGAACAATAGATCCTGCAGATCAAGTTATGGGATTAACAGGGATTTCTGCGACTTCATCAACAGGTTCTTTAACACCAGCAGATGTTATGGGCTTGACAGGAGTTTCTGCGACTGCTAGTATTTCACCAATAGGAGTAGCACCTTTAGGTTATGAAGATATTACTGCTACACAAAGTGCTAGTTATAGCTCAGTTACAGCTACACAAAGTGCAAATTACACGGCAGTAAATGATTGACAATGAGTATAAAAACAAATAAAAAAAGATACTAATTAGGAGTACAAAATTATGGCATCAACCTATACACCTCTCGGCGTAGAACTAATGGCAACTGGCGAAAATGCTGGTACATGGGGAACAAAAACAAATACAAATTTACAGATAGTTGAACAACTTACTGGTGGTTTTACACAACAAGCTGTATCTGATTCAGGTGATACTACATTATCAGTTTCTGACGGATCAACTGGTGCAACTCTTTCACATAGAATGATTGAGTTTACAGGAACAATTTCTGCAGGAAGAAACGTAACTATACCTATTGATGTTCAAACTTTTTATTATTTAAAAAATTCTACAAGTGGTTCTCAAACCGTAACTTTTAAATATGTTACAGGATCTGGTAATAGTGTAGCAGTAGGTAGTGGAGAAACTAAAGTTGTATTTGCAACTGCAAATGATGGTACAAATCCAGATATACTTGAATTACCAGCTGGAGATGTAACTTTAACAGGAACACAAACCTTAACAAACAAAACTTTAACATCACCTAAAATTGGTACATCTATTTTAGATACTAACGGCAATGAATTAATGCTTTTAACAGCTACAGGTTCAGCAGTTAATGAAATTACACTAGCTAACGCTTCTACAGGTAATGCACCTAGTATTACGGCTTCTGGAGAAACTAATGTAAGTCTTAACCTAGTCCCAAAAGGAACAGGTCAAGTTCAAATTAATGGTAATACAGCATCAACAGTAGGAAAAGCTATTGCAATGGCATTAGTTTTCGGATAAAAGATTAACAGGAGAAAATAAATTATGGCAAACCCAAATCTAGTAAATGTAACATCAATAACAGGTGAATCGGTACAAGCAACATTAGACACTACTCTGACTACAGAGATTTTAGCAGCTGCTTCAGATACACTTGTTAAAGTAAATAGTATTATAATTGCAAACATTGATGGGTCATCAGCCGTAGATGTTTCGGTTTTTATAACTAAAAGTGGTGGATCACCTGTAGCAATAGCAAGTACAATTTCTGTACCAGCAGATGCTACTTTGGTCCTTATAGATAAAAATTCTGCATTATATCTCGAAGAAGGTGATAACTTAGAAGCTGGCGCAGGCGCTAACTCAGACGCAACTATCACTGTTAATTATGAAATATTAAACGACGCGTAGGAGGGTCGTAGAGTATGGCTCACTTTGCTGAAGTTAGAACAGACACAAACGAAGTCTTAAGAGTTATTGTAATTTCCAATAAAGACGTTGATGCTAATGGTGGAGACTATTCTGTTGGTGCCCAAGATTTCGTAACAAATTTAATGAAAGATGCTCAAAGTGAAAGCATAAAAGAAATTTATGGAGGAGCTTATCCTTCAAGCGTTTATTGGAAACAATGTTCGTATAATGGCAATAGAGGAGTATTTCCTGGAGTAGGATGTACTTTTAACTCTGCCGAAAATAGATTTGAAGGTCCAAAACATTTTCCTTCATGGATATTAAATACTACAACTTGCCGATATGAAGCACCAGTAGCACGACCTGATGGAGAACATGGTGAAAAATGGTTGCAAACTGCGTGGGATGAAGATAATCTAAGATGGAATGGAAACACAAATGATGAAAATTATATTTGGAACCCATCAACAAATAGTTGGGAGGATGCATAATGGCTAATGGCGGATTTTTAGGACCTGTGGTAGCCCCTAGTTTAGGGGATTTAGTAACAGCTTTTACATCATCAGGTACTTTCACAAGAACTAAATCTACAGGAACAGTAGTAGTCGTAGCTGGAGGAGGCCAAGGAGGAAGCTCTATTGGCGGAGGCGGCGGTGGAGGAGGCTTAATTTTATCTCCTTCGTCTTATCCTTTACCAGCTAGTCCAGTAACAATTACTGTTGGGGGCGGTGGCGCTCCTGGGACCCCTCATCCTGTTCAACCACCCGGCGACGCCGATCAAGGTGGTAATGGGGTTGACTCATCTTTTGGAACTGCATTAGTCGCAAAAGGCGGCGGAGGCGGTGGAACTTATTTTAATACTGGTCACCAAGAAGGAGCCCCTGGAGGCTCAGGTGGCGGAGGCAGAAGAAATGGTGGTTCGGGAGGACCGGCAACTCAACCAGGACAACCAGGAGATTCTGGATCATATGGTTTTGGTGGAGCTGGAGTAACTGGTACTTCTCCTGATTCTACAGGACGTGCTGGTGCTGGTGGTGGAGCTGGCGGAGGTGGTTCTGGCGGAAACGGTGGAAATGCTAAAGCAATACCTGCTTTCCCGACTTCATATGGAGAAACTGGTAATTATGCTGGTGGTGGTGGAGCTGGCGGAAATACTCCACAAGGAGGACCTACATGTGGTACATCTGGCGGTGGCGGTGCTGGTGGTGGAAATACACCATATGCTAACGGCCTAGTTAATACTGGTGGAGGTGGTAAAGGTTCAGGACCTGCAACTACTGCTCCTTCCTCAGATGGTCAAGGTGGCTCAGGTGTGGTGTTAGTTAAAGAAGCTGACGTTTTACAAAACACTTCAGGTGTGTGGACTCTTGCAGATGTTTACGAAAACGTAAAAAATGGAACTTGGTCTAGTAGTTAATTGATTTAGATCAATTGCTTTTTTCTATAAATAGATTAATATCTTTTTCATACTTTTTATGAATTTAAGATATTTTTATTGGTACTTTAAGAAAGAAATCCCATTAGATTTTTGTAATAAAATTATAAAACATGGAAAAAGTAGACAAATTGTTCAGGCTCGAACCGGAGATTTTAGGAAACAAGAAGATCTATCTGAGAAAGAATTATTAGATTTAAAAAAGACTAGAGATTCATATGTGAGTTTTTTTAGTGAGCAATGGATATATGATGCACTCTTACCTTTAATTAGCAAAGCTAACATAAATGCTGGGTGGAACTTTGAGATTGATTGGACAGAACCTACTCAATTTACTGAATATGGTTTGAATCAACATTATGATTGGCATTGTGATTCTTGGGATCAACCATACGATGAACCTGAAAATTCTTCTAAACATAATAAGATAAGAAAAATATCCGCGATTCTTTCTTTAAATGATTCAAGCCAATATGAAGGAGGGGACTTAGAATTTTTTTTTCATCATCGACATCCCGACTTACCACAAAAAAGAGTGGTGTGTCAGGAAATTAAAGAACCAGGTTCACTTATTGTTTTTCCTAGTCATCTATGGCATCACGTAAAACCAATTGTTAAAGGAGAAAGGTATAGTTTAGTGCTGTGGTGTTGTGGAAAATCTTTTAAATAAAATGGAAGAAGAAAATTTTATAGGAATTTTTAAGAATGCTTTTACTAAAAAGTTTTGTGAAAGATATATTAATATATTTGAAACATATAAAAAATCTGGTTTAACATTTAGAAGAAACAAACCCGAGATAACTGATGAAAGTATTAGTATACCTGGATCTATGTTAGATGATACAGAATCAATAAACTTGTTGCATTATTCTAAAGAGTTTAATCAAATATTTTTTCCATTGTATGATCAATATGCTTCTAAATTTTCTATATTAAACAGAGTATCTAGGCACGCTATATATGAATTTAAGTTACTTCAGACTTGTCCAGGAGAGGGCTATCACATATGGCACACGGAACATGAAACAAAGATTACACGAGATAGAATTTTAGCATTTACAGTATACTTGAATACAATTGAAGAGGGAGGAGAGACAGAATTTTTATATCTTAAAAAAAAAGTGAAACCAGTTCAAGGAACATGTTTAATCTGGCCCAGTGGGTTTACTCATACTCATAGAGGTAATTCGCCTATATCAACAAATAAATATATTATTACAGGATGGTTAGAGTATGGAGTATAAATTAGAATCTTTTTATATTGTTAAACAGTTTGATCGGCATAGTTTTTTAAAAGATAGATTATTAAAAGAAATAAACCATACTGAAAATAGATCATTAAAAAATAAAGATGATTATTATAGCGATAGTATTAATAGATTAGATTGGCATGATAATTGTAATTTTGAAAGAGAGTGGGTTAAAATTATTTATAAAGATTTAAATAACTTTTTTAATAAAGTATTTAAAATACTTGGTTATGATGATTGTCTTATAAAAAATATATGGTTTCAACAGTATAAAGAACATGGAACTCATGGTTGGCATACTCATGGACATACTTTTACAGGAGCTTATTATCTAGATTTACCAAAAGATTCTCCTTGTACTCAAATAATAGTTCCAGCTAATCAAGATAAACTGATTACTTTAGTTGTTAAAGAAGGGGACATAAGTATTTTTCCTTCTTACACAATTCATCGTTCTCCTATCAATAAAACAAAATCTACTAAAACTATTATTTCTTTTAATTTAGAAATAGGTAAACCCACTAAAGAAATATTAAATCAAATAGATAGGCTTTCTAATGAATGAGATGGAGAATGTAATAAAAGACTATTTATGGCTCTTTAAGTTTGAAAACATTAATAACAGAAAACTTTATCAAACGTGTTGTGAAGTGGAAAAAGAATTAAAGAAAAATTTTCCTCCTATTGAAGATGAGAAATATGGATGTTTTACCAGCTACTATCATATGAAATATAATTTATTTAGTTTTCCATGTATGGAATTACAAAAACTATACACCACTCTTTCTTATTCAATTAATAAAGTAATTGATTTTAAAGAG